GTGTTACAACTTGTTTTGGTTGTGATTCAGCTAGAGCTTTTAACTCTTTTAACCTAGCTTCTTCATAACCTGCATTTGCAAGTTCTCTTTGAGCCTCAAATTCAAGGTTAATGTCACCAGCATCTCTCGCACTTGCAAGTTTAATTTTGGCAGCATCTAACGATGATTTAAGTTTTTCTTCCCTAGATTTTAAAGAAGCAGATTCAAGTGTTTCATATTTTTTACTTAACTCTTCAGCTTTTTCTTTTTGGATTTTAGCAAAAGTTAATGCGTCTTCACGTTGTCTTTCAGCTTCTCTCCATTTTTTAGTTAATTTAGCTATTCTTCTTTGTACGTCTTTTGAGTAATCTTGTAATTCTTCTTTCTGTTCTTTTTTCTCAGCCTCTTGCTTCTCGTCGCTCGCTTCTACCTTTTCTTCTCTAGGTTCTTGCGGCGCGGAGCTAGAGTCTTCTTTAGTTTCAACAACGTCTTCTTGTTTTTCTTCAGGTAGATCTATATCTGCTCCTGGACCAGAAGTATCGATGTCAACCATCTTTTCTTTTTCTTCTTGCATAGTTTCCTCCTATGTTAAATGTAATGCAATACAGATTCTGGGTCTTTAACAGTTCCCAAAACCTCATCGTCGTTTAAGAGACGGACTTCTCCGCCTTCTATTGGTAATCTTGAACCAGCGTATCTGGCGAAGATAACCCAATCTCCTTTTTTACACCAAGGGCCTGTTGGAAATTTTTCTTTGTCTCCATAAGCCAATGGTCCCATCTTTATGACATAACCACAATTAGTTGCGATCCTTGCTTTGTCTAAAGATTCTTGTGAAAATATAATTCCACCTTTTGTTTTTTCTCTAGGTGTGAATGGTAGAACTAACATTCTCCAACCAGATGGTTCAGGTAATTGATCCACCATAGATTGAATATTGTCTTGATCTAATCTTTTTACGTGTGACTCTGTTGATTGATATTTTTCTTCTAGTGCGTTTTTATGTTTTGGAATTTCCTTTTCCAAAGTCGATGACTGTTCCTTGCTCATTTTTTTGCTCCTTCTTGTTTAGCAGGTTAGAGATTTCCTGTGAAATATATTGGTAGGCGTGTGCCTGTCCTAACATATACTTGTATTTTTCCATATTGTCAACTCCTCCACTCATCATAGAGTCTCCAACATTCTGGTATAATTGTTTTAACTGTCTTTGTATCTTAGTTATTAGTTCTAAGTCTTGCATTCATTTTAGCAGTTCCATTTTCTCAAGGATTTATTAATTCTTGAGTTAGGATCTCTTGCTGTTTTTGCAGAAGTTAATCTTTTTTTCATTCCAGACATTCTGGCACAAAATGACTTTCTTCTGTTTGCAGCTTTGCTACCTTTCTTGAGTTTTGAAGGTTTTGTGGTTACAGCCATAGATAATTTAGAACCTGGATTTGCTCTTCTGTAAGATGCAATACCTTTTCTATTTAATCCACCTGATGCAGATTTACCTTCTTTTCTTTGCCACGCAGGAGATTTACTTCCTGATCTGAATCCTGTTCTTTGAGTTGAATGTCCTTTTGGATAAGGAACATTTTGTTCCAATTGATCAAATATTCTTGGTGATCCTTTTTGGAAATATCTTCTCATTATTTGCTTTGTGATTTTTTAATTGCTTTAGCTGTTGGTGCACCTTTGCTTCCAGGTTTTCTCATTTTTTCACCAGAACCAGCTGCAATTCTTTTTTTCTTTTGTTGAATGTTGTACCAAAGGCCTTTCTTCGCCATTTTTCCAGATTTAGTTTTGTGATACATAGATCCGCCTTTTTTTGCTTCAGCTCTATCTACATATTCTTTTCCCATACCTTTAGCCATTCCTTTGGCTCTAGCTTTTTCCCAGCTTTCAATTTGACCGTTTTTATTTATGTCTTTTGGTCCAATAACATTTGACCCTTTACTAAAATATCTTCGCATTTTGTTCTCCTTATTTTTTATTCATATTTATCACATCAGTAGCCTTAAGTCCATATATAGCCGCGACTACTGAAACCCAAAGGCCAACTATCCACCAGGGCATCTCTTGTAATTTTTGAAAATACAGATCGATCTTTTCTTGCATCTTTTCATCTTCTGCAAATACAGAATATGCTAACAAAAACAGAGGCGAAGAAATTGTCAAAAGTACAAATTCGTCCTTCCAGTCGTTTTTTTGATTGTCTGCAATCTTTCCAGAAAATTCTATTTCACCTCTTTTCATTTTTTCAATATGAAGAAGTTTAGCTTCTGACATTGCAACGTCAGCTGCTTTCTTATTTTTGTAAATTTCTAACCCAGCTTTTAAGCCTTGACCAAATAATCCCCAAGGAATCATAAACTAATGCCAAGTTGCTGTTCTTTTTTTCTCTGCTAATATTTTACCTTGACCTTTAACCATTTGTTTTTGAGCTTCATTTGGTTTTGTCATTTCAACTGGCTTTGCATATTCGCAAGATGCCATAGCAGACTTTTTAGATGTATTTTTTTTCATTTTTTCCTCTTTTTTTGCTTTTACCCGCTTCAGAAAGTGCAATCGCAATAGCTTGTTTACGACTTTTCACTTTTTTACTACTTTTTCCTATGTTGAGTTCACCTTTTTTGAACTCTTTCATAACAGTTTTAACTTTTTTATCTGATTTTGTCATCTTTTTTCTCATTATTGTCTTCTTGGTGTTGGATTTGGTATTGTTTTTGATAAAATTGTCTTTTCAATTGATGTATCTGCTCTCAATTTAGCCAATTCTTCGTTTTGTCTTAACTTATCTTCTTGAGTTCTTTGATTCATCATAGCTCTCATCTTATCTAAGTTAATTCTATCCTCACCTTCCATTCGTTTTCTCTCATTTTCTTGAGCTTGAAGGTCTAATTCTCTTGCTCTTAATTTAGCAATAGGGTCATTATCAAATTGTGAAGTTATTTGTTTCTCTTCGTTCATAAATTCTTCCATCATTTCAGCAATTAGTTTTGCTTTTCTTGATTCAATTCTTTCAGTTAACATTTTAACTTGCATTTGAATGTTTGGATCTTGCATTGCTTGTGGATTTTGTTGAATAGCACCTAATTGTTGCATTTCATTTTGAAATTCTATTTCAACTTGTTCTTGAGCCATTAAAGAAATGTGTTCAAAACAATTTTTTTCTAACGAAGCCATAATCATAGGATTATTTCTTGCCATATTAGTTGCCATAAAATTTAAGTGAGCTGTAATGTGCGCTCTGTGATCTTGACCAGGAAAAGCTTGGAACGGTTTCCCTGCTAAAGCATCAATATGTTCTAAAGCAGGGTCCTTTGGTGCGGGTGGTTGTGGTCGAAGTAATACTTGATCAATATCTTTAACTCCTAAAGCTTCATACATATGTCTGTAAGCATTGTACATATTATGCATTGCTGGATTTGATGTAGCCAGTTGCAATTCCGTTTGCGCAAGGGAAATACGCTGTGTTTGTGAGAAAATATTTGGATCTGCAACTGGCAATATATCTACCCTGTCGTCAAAGTCAGCTTGTTTAATTATTTTCTGTCCTCCAACAACGTCATATGGATATTCAGGTGGTAGATATAATTTGAATACTCTAGAAAGTAATTTAAATTCTTGTTTTAAAGCTGCATAAATTCTTTTGTGGATCGCAGACATAGTCCTAGATCCTCTTTCTAAAAGCGCAACGGTCGTGCCCACTGCCGCTTGTTGATTACCCTCACCTACTTGAAGATCAGCTATAGATGCGAAACGCTGACCAGCTTGTACCACGACGCCCATAAGTGCTAAGAGAGTTTGTGATGGTTCCTTAAAAGGTAACATCATAAATGCATCTCGAATATTTCCACCTGGTGCGTCAACATCTCTAAATTCTCCAGGTTGAATAGACTGTGCATCATCTCTAATTCTTATTCCACGCTGTTTAAAACCAGCTGGTAAATTGGATAATGTTCCTGCATCAATTAATTGTCTTAATGCAGTTGTTGCAGTTCTAGATAATCCGCCAATCATATGAATTAAACCAAAACCATAAAAACCTAAACCTGGTAAAAATTTAAAATGTACGAAATATTGAATTTTGTTTTTTTTAGGATCATTAACTTCATAATTTCTTCTAATAGATAAAATCTCTCTAGAATTTTCTTCTAATGTTACAATGTAAGGTAATTTAATTCCTGTTGGCAATCCATCCATTCCAACATCTTCAAAACCTTCTAAATCTAAATTAGTATGAAACTCTAAAATATTAAATACATCTTCGTCTCTACCTTTTGATTGACCTTCTAGTTCACGTTCCTTTTGTTCAACTTCAGTTTCATTTACAGGTCCTGGTTTAAGAGATATGTCTCTGTAAAAACCAGCAACTTGCTGTTTACGTAATTCATTTTCAGAAATTTTTACCACGTGGATGATTGACTCCGCATCATCTAATGAGGTAGCTGAATACGGAACGATCAAATCATCTGCGGGTACGAATTTTGATACCGCTCTATTTTCTACGGCATCAAAATAAACTTTTTTAAATGAAGAACCTGCTAAAGGTAAATAAAATAACATTTGATCAAACTCTGGTTCATATTCTTTCATCTGATCCATAAGTTGATAGTTCATAAAATCTTTTACACGACCAGCTTGTTGAACTTTATCAGGAGTTGCTAATCCTAAAATTTGAGTTCTCACAGGTCCGTCTGCAGGTAATAATTCTTTGTAAGCTAATGATTGAAATTGAGTTACAGCTTCAGCTAAAACAGGATGCGTTGCACCTGAAGCTCCTTGAAATGGTTCTGTTCTATTGTCGTATTTAAATCCTAATAAATCTAAACCTTCTCTATAAGATCTTTCCCAATCTTTTCTAGAAGTTTTGTAATCTTGATAGTTTTGATAAAGTGTACTTCCTAATATTCCTAAAACTGAATCATCTACAAATTCTGCTAAGTTAGCATTGTGATCTGCTTGAATGTTTTGTAATGCGTTTGGATCAAAATTAATATCTACACTGCCGTCTTCATTTTCTAAGACTTCAGTTTCACCGCTTGGGTTTAAAATTTCTGTATCCGCTATAACTTGTTCAGTCTCTTGCTCTGGTGTGAGCTGAGTCATTATGTTGGGTAACGATTTGTCTATTTCTGCCATTTATTTTCTCCGAAGGGATTGTTTTAACAGTATTATATTGAATATTCAAGCCTTGTGGTTGAGGACCCGACTTAGGTGGAATAAGGTGTTTCTTAGGATAATTACTCATCTATAACATCATCTCTCATTGTATCGTCGTATTCACCGTATTGCTCATCCAACAATTTTTGTTGACCTTCTTTAGATTCATAGTACTTGTATCTCTCTAATTTTTTTCTTTTTTGTAATTCAGTTACTGGTTGTTTCATAACCGCCGCTTCTACTTCAGTTAGATCGCTTGCTAACTCATTAAAGTTATTTGTTTCAAAAGTACCATCTGATGTTATCTCATAATCTTCTGGGCTACCTGAATAAGCAGGTGATGACTCTTGTGCTATAAATTCATCAGCCTCTTTAATTGGTTTACCCGCAGCCTTAGATGCTTCTTCAGATATTTGACCAGGTTTGTAATACAATCTAACTGCATCTTGGTATAAAGTTTTCATACCATTAATATAAACATCTATCTCTCCAGTATCTAATTGACGATAAACTGTAACTTCGTGATCTGCTATGTCTGCCATATGAACAGTTTGTCTTTCCTGTGTTCCCATTTTTTTAGTAATATCAATTCCTTCATTTATAACTTTATTAACCAAAGGTTCAAAAAATTCTGGCATACCTGCTGTTTTATTAATTGTAATGTTAGCAACTTTGCCAGCTCCTCTTCCAAGTTTTAAATATTTTCCAACTACAGGTAATGCAGCTAGACCGAGTAATAACTGATTAAATAATCTTCTTGATTTATTAATGTCTTCTGGTCCATTTTTAAAACCAATTCTTCCTCCTTCTGCCTTACGCATATATCTGTCATTGAATTGATCAAACAATCTTTTTAATTGTACTTTTTCAGAAACAGGTACAAAGTCTGCAATCATTAATCCTGGTATAGAAGCTAACAGTTCTTGTATTTTATCTTGAATAGATAAACCACCTCCTGCAAAAGGTTGTCTCACAGGATTCATTAAATTAAATTGAGTATCTGGATCAATGACATCAGGAATAGGTGCAGCTTGTTTTTGAATACCAAAATAAATTCTATTTATTTCATCGTCTACAAATTTTTCTAAACTTAAATTAGGATTTAGCTTTTTAGCCGTAGGATATCTGCTTTCAATCTCTCTTCTTAAAACATCTATGCTCATTTTTTGGCCTTGTGCCGTTCCTACAACTTTTTCTTGAGCATCTAATATTTTTTGTAATTTTTTAGCTTGATCTTCTACATCATAATATTGTTGTGAAGATAAAGCAGTCATTAAACCTGCTTCTGGTTCTTGTATTTGTTCGTTTGCTGAAATATCACCAGCTATAAGTTCAAGGTCTCCAATCTTTTCATTATATTTTTCTGTTCCTTCAAGATAATCAAACATTTGATTAACGGATGCTATCTCTTCAGGATTTTTAGCATACTTCAATATATCTGTTCTTTTTGAACCTGTTAAATCTACACCAACTAAATTTTCTGCTCCTTTTAGTATCATACCAGGAAAAGTATTTCTCCACGCTTCTTTTAAATCTCCTCTCATAATATCGTCTTGAACAGTTGCTAATTCAAGAAGAGCTCCAGCAACTACTCCTGCTGGCCCAAAACCAATTGATATTAATTCAGTAGGTATTCTAGCTGCAGTTCTAAGCGCTGTCTTTGCTGTTGTAAAAAATTTCTGTGCAGCGGGCGTCATTTTTCCTGATTCAGTTAATGATTTTTCTACGGCATTTAATTCTGATTTACCTATCCTGCCTTCTTCAAGTTTTTTCTTACCTTTTTCTATACAACTATTTCCAGGTTTAGGACCGTTAGCAAAACCAATTCTCCCACCAACAGAACTTTCAACTCGTGTTATTTTATTTCTTGGTTGTAACGCATTAGAATTGGCACAACCAATTATACCAAGAAAATTATCTTCCACATCTTTAACAATTTTTTTATTAGATGTTTCTATTTCTTCGATCTTTTTAGTTGGGTTAATTTTAGATTGTGATTTTAAAACTTCTTTTCTATTTTTTTCAAAAATAAAAGATTCTTCGGGGCTTAGATCTAAAACTAATTTTGAATTAGGATCAAGAGGGTTTCCTTGAATTACAACATCTTGTAAACGTCTGCCTTTTAATATTCCAGTAGGATCTAAAGTCTTACCATAATCAATACCAAACTGATATGTTTTTTGACTATAAGGATCTTCAAATAAAAAAGATTTATATCCACCTGTTTCACCAGCTAGCCTTGCTCCTTTTTCATTTATCTTTTCTAATTCTTTTAAATAACCTTTTGGTTTTTGTTTATTTAATCTTTTTCTTTTTTCATATAAAGCTTTTATTTTATTATCATAGGTAGTTAAAAATTCTTTGTTTATTTTTCCTGGAGCATATCCTAAAGTATATCCTGTAGTATATTGATTAAAAATATCATCCATATGAGATAAATTAACATCTTTGGTTCCCCTATAACTTCTTTCAACAGAAGGCACACTATATTCTTTAATAGCTTCTGTTCTTTTAGCGGATGTTTCTCTTTTTTTTCTTGCTTGTTCTTCTTGACTTAAATATTTTTCACCTGTTTCTGATGTGTAAGAACCAGATTTAATTTGTTTTTTAATAATTTGTTCTACTTTTTTAGGATCATCTAAAGAACTTAAATCATATATTAAATGAGGGGGATTATTTGAACTGTAAGGATTTGGTTTTGATTTTATATTAAAGTTTCTTGCAAAAATATCTGTTCTTGTTTTTTCATTAACATAGATGCCTTTTGATCTTGCTTTTTCTAATAGTTGTTTGGATGTTCCAAAATTTTTATCATATTTAAGTGATTCAAAGTCAGGATTAAAAACATAGTTAGGGTTCTTAAGTTTATTGTTTGCAGCTTGTAAAACTTTATTATAATTTTTATTGTTAGTTAATAACCCATATTTAGGAAGTCCTTTACCAAACTTTAATTTAAGATCTGGAAAAGTTTCAATTAAAAACTTTTGTACATTTTTTGGTAAAGTTCCATCACCAAACAATTGTCTAACATTTCCACCCACAGCATATGATTGCATATATTCTTTTCTTGCAGGAAATTCTGCAGGATCTATCATAGGAGTAGTTGTAAATTCGTTTTGAGAAAATACTGGTTGTTCACCAAGATTAGAAACGTTATCATCAAAAGGTGCTCTTTCTCTGTCTATGACAAAATCTCTATTCTTAGGACTAATACGATTACGCATAGCCATTTTGTATTTCTTAAATTCCATATTACATTCCTAATAAATAATCTAAACCTTCTGTTTTTCTTTTTGGTAACTTCGGAGCTCTTAGAGGTCTATTTAAAGGTTTTGTATTGAATGGATCTACTGTGTATTCTGGTGTTCCAATACTATCTAAATAATTAATTAGTTTAATTATAGAATCTATTCCAGAATATTTAGTTACAAAGTCTCCAACTTTATCATAAGTTTTTTTTAATGAATTTAATCCACCATCATTATTTTTAATTCTTCCACCATCAGCTTTATTTCTTGGATGCTTACCTGTGTCTTTTATAATTTGTAATTCTTCAAATGTTTCATCACCATATAACTTAACTCCATTTAATTCAGTTATAGTTTTTTTAGGTGTTGTTTTCTTTGGCATATCAAAATAATCAGATAGAAAATCAGAAACACTTGTATCCTTATATTCTTTTCCAATCTCTTGCATATCTTCTAACTCTTTTGCAATTCTTTCCAGACCACCTGCTTCAGTAGTTTCAGATGGTTGTCTGACTATTCTCTCTTTTGGAAATTGTTTAACTTCTGCTTTTGGACCTTCCATAGGTCTAGCTTCATAAAATGGTGGAAACTTTTCTTCTGGTATTCTTATTAGCTTCTCACGAAACTCAAGATCGGAAGCCATCTTCTTTAAATTTTCTAGCTCACCGCCAAAAGGCATTCTGCCATTTTTTAATTTAAAATCTCTAATTAATTCCCATAACTTCATTAATAATAAATCCTCTTACGTTGTGGCTGTGGATCTTCCTTGTAATCATCAGGATGTAATACAAATCCACCTTGCCGAAATCTCATAATGGCTTGAGTCGTTGAATCGACCAAGTCATCATTGTCGCCAAATGGGAATGCTGCGCACTCTTCTATGACTTCTTCTGCGAAGTCTTGCATAGGCGCCCATATCATACCAGATTCAAATAAAGGTGCAACCGAATTTACCCGTGTATGCTTATCATTTCCTTTTGATGGACTAAAGTTTACCACAGGTATTCCCATTTTTCTTAGTTCATCAGTAAGTGGTTGACCAGAAGCTTTTGACTCAATAATCACAGTATCAGGATCCCAATACTTCCATTGATCATAAGCAACTTGTTTTAATTCAGGAAAATCCCATCTTCCTTTTTGACAATCCAATAATATTAAATTAGCACCACTATCGTCGTTCTCATAGAAAACTCCCCAAGTCGTAATGGCAGAATAGTCAGCAGATTCCTTTTTACTAAATGCCGTATCGTAAGATTGTATGACGTGTTTTAGTGCAGGTATCCAATCATTTTCCCAACGCTTCCACCATTCACGTTTAATGATGGCTCCTTCTTCTGAAGTTGGGTTTTGCATATATTGAGCATTCCACTTCGTAATACTAACTGAAGCTTTAACAGATAATAATTCTTCCTTCTTCCAATACTCAGGCCATAATGGTTTACCAGATGGAAGTATGGCAGGAAATTCTACAACGTCCCATTGATCAGCTTTGGCTTCCCGCTGCGCGCCTAACAGTTTACCAGTTAGATCTTTTGTATTCCATCTTGTCATAACTAAGACGATTGATCCGCCAGGCTGTAAACGTTGACGAGGTCCTGATGTATACCATTCGTAAGCTCTCTCCATTGCATCTCGGTTCATTGCATCTTGTTCTGAATGTGGGTCGTCTATGATTAATAAATCTGCACCCCGTCCAGTAATGGCTGATCCTACACCAGCTGCGTAGTACTCGCCGCCACCTTGTGTTTCCCATTTACCAGCCGCTTGAGAATCTTCTCTTAATCTAGTTTTAAAAACAGATTGATATTCTGGTGAATCAATCAAAGCTTTTGCTTTTCTACCAAACCGTACAGATAGTTCTGTGGTGTTAGTTGATTGAATGATCTTGAGCTTCGGGTTTCTACCCACCATCCAAGCGGGCAGCAGGAAGCTAGCGAATTCAGACTTCGTATGTCTTGGCGGCATATTAATAATTAATCTTTTTAATTTGCCTTCAGCAATCTGATTAAATTTTTCTGCTACAATTTTATGATGGTTACCTTCAATAAAATCAGGCCACATATGTTTTACGAAAGACATAAAATCAGAATGTATTTTAGATTCTTTTTTCTTTTCAGTATATTTCAGAAAGGTAGTCATAAACTCTTTCTGAACATCGGTAGGTAATTTCTTTATTTTTTCTAAGTCGATTTCCATAAAATTTTTGCAAAATTTTTTTAGGTTTAATTTTGGAACCATAAACAATTTAGCGGTTATTTAAGTTTAAATCAAGGGATAAAGCCGTCACCGTAGGGACCCCTTTTTATTTATAGTAAATTAAACAAGTAGCAAGTTTGAATTTTGAAAGTGTGTTGGTACCTCTATCGATCCCCGCCGCCGTAGGCGGCGAAGCGCGGCGCCGTTAGGCGCCGCTCGCTTGGGCTATGCTGCCCAACGTTTCAATGCTTTCTTCTTAATGTAAATAACTGGACCACATACATAGTCATCATAACCTGTGATGTACTTGTCCTTAGTAAATGTAGTTCGCCACAACGCAGTTGCCTCAACATTCAAAGGAAGATTAATCAACTTACCTTCCTCATTGATGATCATATAATCCCCGTTAGGGAATGTTATTCCTTCAACATAACCACCAACAAAGTCTTGAGCCTCTTTTAATGTAGGCTCATCTTTAACATCATCAATCACTTTGAATTGATCAGGTGTTGTATTAACCGACTCTCGTATATCTTCTTTTCTTATTTCTAGTGCCATATGTTTCCTTTCTGTTTATATGTAGGATAATATATTATCTATTTACATTGTCAATACTATTTATAACTGTTTCTGTGTATGCTTTCCTAGTTCCCCAATTATATTCTTCTTCGGGGTGGTGGACTTTCTTAACCTCTATAGGTGTTTCTAGCGGCTCGAGTCTCGGTGCTATCCTAACGAAAGCTTGTAAGTTTTCATTAATATAATCTGTCATACATCGTTGACCACAAAAATAATTCCACATACTTTCATAATCACTTTGATACCAACGCACTCGTCTTGTTCTTAATACTTTATTTCCTTTCACACCTCGGACCCTATCTTGGGTTTCTTTTTTGTGGCAGTATGGTCCGTGGCACCAACTGTGTCTGTCGCTCATCTTCTATACTCCTTTCTCCACTTCTCATCTTGTTTTAATTTATTATCTAACTCCCAAAGTTTTCTATCGTAATGTCTTTCAAACAACATTGCGATAATATAAAATATACAGCCTATAGTTATAAAAACAAAAGCTATTAAACTTATTACTAGTTCTAATGTCATTGTATTGTTTCCCCCTCTTTTCTGATTGCGATTTGTATTCCTGATGTTGCAGTTCTATAACCATTTGCGTCTGTATCAAAATAAGTTATAGACCCTCTATCCTTATCTATTTTACATTTATCCGTCCACATTGCATTTCTAAAAATAAACTTACCATACTTTTTAGCAAAGTAAGAAATTTTAAAATGAGTGTGTTTTTTTAAGAGTTCCACAAAACCCTCATAGTTTGTTTCGTCTACTACATTTATGTCCATATTGTTCCTTTCTATTTTCTTTCTGTTATGGGACTATCCTATAAAAGAATAGTCCCATTGTCAATACCTTAATTTATGGCTTGATTTAATTTACCCGCCCTAAACTGTGCTATGATATCTGCCTTATTATCTTCTGCCTCATTGTCAGCTAAAAGACTTGCCAAAGCACTAGGATTATAAATTGAAAGAGCTAAACTACTATCTGTGTTTAATACACTTTCATTTAAAGCTATTCCTAACTTATCACAAAGTTCTTTCGCCTCATCAAAGTATTTATACGATTTCAAACCAAGTCTTACCTTATCCATTTTAGATTTTATGTAATCATAAAATTGTTCGTGGGTTGATACGACTTTCTCTTGCATAATTTGAAATTGATTTAAAACCTCAAAGGTTTCACTATCAACTTTGAAATGACGACTACCACAGTATTGGCTACCGATAACTTCAAACTTATATTTATCGTTCCAATTATCTTCTATGTTTTCGCCTTTCCTGATTTGCTCGTTATGGTGCATACCAAGATATTTTCTATTTCTGTCATACATAGAATGATAATGAGGATTTTTTGTTGCCTTGTATTTATATTCATTATCAGGGTCTAAACCTTGATCTCTTAACTCATCATCAAAATAAGATAATGCAAAGTTATAACGCAAACCAAAATCTAAATGTATATCTTTAGTTTTAGTTTTACCCTCATCATCTACATAATTAGTTTCAAAATAAAAACATTTAT